CCCTGTTGATATCCCTGGAGAGCTTCTGCCAACCCTTGGGCGCCGGAGGTTGGGAAACGGCTCGGGCCAGAACTTTTCGCCAGTGCCGCACTGAAATTAAGGAGCCCCTGCGTTTGCTCCGGGCTCATACCAAGGAAATTTGCTAACAGACCCATGTGTTTTCCTTTAGTTACCCGAACATCGAAGCAATGTTTCCAACGCTGGAGAGGAACGATTGCCCACGGTTCTCGTAGATTGGTGTCGTCTCACTGCCGGTCCTCGTGGTCGTGCTGTTCGCACCCAAGTACGGCGCCAGCAAGCCATTGACTTGAGTCGCGCGGTTGATGCCGTAGTTGTCCGCGTTCGTTGCCGTGCCATATGCGAGGCCATTCAGGCCGCTCAGCAAGCCGGCGCCGCCCAGCGCGGCAGAATTATTCAACTGGTTCTGCTGCATCTGCAGCCCGGCGTTGAACTGGTTGGCGTTCTGCACCTGTGACGCGGCAAACTGGCTTGCGTTGTTGCCTGCCTGCTGGTTGGCGAACTGCGATGCCTGGCCGAGCGCCGCATTCTGGCCTGCAACACCGTACTGCTGGGCGCCGAGGCCCTGCGTTGCGGCCAGCGCGCGGTCCTGACCCTGCTGGTACGCCTGCGCCTGCTGGGCGGTCGTATTCGCGCTGTTCGCCATGCCGAGGGTCGTGTTCGAGTCGGTGAGCTGCTTCGTGAAGTCGCTGATCGCGTTGCCCTCGGCTACACCTTGGCGCGAGCCGCCGTATTGGCCCGCGAGCACGCTGTTGCTGCGGATGCTCGGCATCACGTTGCGCAACAGATTGTCCGTCATGTTGGACTGGTTCTTCTGGAACGACTGGTTCGTCAGGTTGACCGCACTTTGCAGCGACTTGTCGAGCGCTGCCGTGTTGCCGCCACTCAGCAGGTTTTGGTACGAGCCGGTCAGGTCGATATTGTTCTGCTTCGGTGCGTCTACTCCCACGTACTTATTCCAAAGCACGTCGGGGACGCCAACGCCACCGCCTGCGTTCGGCGCTGCTTTCCCATCCATCAGGCCAGTAGCAGCATTTCGGATCGCCCCCATATCGGCCGAGCCGTAATTGTTCAGGTAGTCGCCAGCGGTCTTGCCGTAGCCCTGCAGGGGCTGCGATTGCGGCTGATTCAGGTAGCCCTGGAACTGGGACAGCAGTCCGCCTGAGCCATTGCTGCCGAAAATCAGGTTCTGGATCGCGGGGTCGAGCGTTGTTTTACTGGTCGACGTGGAGGTGGAGGTCGAGTTGCCGGTCTGTGAAGCACCCTCCAAGCCCAGCATCTGTTTCAAAAAGCTCATATTGTTCCTTTCGATTTACTCGAATGCCGCGCACGCCGAATACTTTCACGTTACCTATATTTTATTCGATAACTCAGCAGTATCGGCGAATTAAGTGCGGCGATTGTGCATATGGACCGTCTAACCGAGATATCGCCACGCGGTTCCGTCGTATCTATACAAACCGGCACCGCTGCCTGGATTCCACTGGGTTCCGTCCGCGTATCGCCTCATCCCCTGACGAGGCTTTGGTGGAGGCGCATACACCACAGGATCGAAACCCTCGGCAAGTGCGTCATAAGCGGCCTTGATTTTGTTTACCTCCTCCTGTAGCCATCGCGGAAGTTGCGCCGGGTCGCTCGGTGGGGCTGAGGGCTGGTAGGCGAATGTGTTGCTGTTGGTTGGGCGCATGCTTAGTACTCCCCTGCGTCTTCAACAACCATGTCGAAGCTATCCAGGCGCCACGAGAATGCGGTTCCGGTCTGGAATCGAATGGCGAGGTAGCGGCCCGATACGAAGCCGTCGCAACGCAGAGTCGAGCCAATGGTGTAGGTCATTGGGTCAAGCCATACAGGGTCGTCGCCGGGATTTTCAGCCCAACCGAGCCGTACTAGCACTGTGCCGCCCTGGTTGCCGGTGATGCGCGGCACCACGCCGGTGATCATCTTGATCCGCTCCGGCGAGTCGAAGTGCAGGCCAGTGCGCTCAAGGTAGGCGTCCGGCAGCGCGCCATCGAACGATGCCGAGGCGTCGAGCAGGTACAGCTTGTTGTCGGCGCTGCCCATCATCACGCGCGTGCGGTCTGGCGTGAAATCCGGGCCGTTCCACGCGGTCAGGTCGGAATCCCACGGAGCCGAGTCTTGCGACCACGATCCCGAAAGGCTGTTGTCCACCGGGCCGAATGCTGCGTGCGTGACGTTCGGCAGGCTGCGGAAGCTCACCGTGCCATCGACGTAGTTGTAGACCAGCGCCGTATCGCACCACGTAGCGCCGATGCTCGGGTAGCAAACCATGATCTCGTTCAAGAACGGGTTCTTGACGCAGAACGCCAGCCCCTTGTTGGCCGTGTCCAGGTTCTGGAAGAAGTACCGGCGTGCCTTCTTGTCCAACACCGATTGCGCACTGAAGCCGTCATGGATCACGATATCGGAGCCGGTCACGGCCAGATGCGCGGTACCGAAGCCTGCCTCAAACTCGACGGCGCAATTCATGTTCAGCAGGCCACTCATGCCCGACACCTTGCGGCTTCTCAGGATGAAAGCGCCGCCGATGTAGTCCAGCGCCCACGTCGAAGATTCCTTGTAGACGATGAAGCTGTCCTTCAGGCCCAAACCATCGATGATGGAGTCCTGCCCCTCGGACAGATCGAACTCGCCGGCATCCTGCGTTGCGTCGGCTTCATTCCATGTCGATGGCAACGCACCGGCTACCGCAAGACTGGACCATTTGACCATGTACGGCAGGTTCACGCCCGCCTTTGTCACGTTCAGCGCGATCATCATGTTTTTGTACTGCCTCAAGACCTTGCACGAGGTGCTCACCGGCCACGCAGGGAGGTCGGCAAACTTGTGCGTCAGGTTCTGATCCCAGTACATCGGCGCTTTGCCGTCACCAGCGTTCAGCACTGGCACGCCACCGAATACGAAGCCACTCCAGGTGTTGACGGTTCCGGTACGCGGCGTTACGTGCGTCAGGTCGGTGTGCACGCTGCTGCCGCTCGTGTTGGTGACGGCAGCCACCTTGCCAGCGGTCGCGTACAGCCAGTAGCGTGAGCCCGCCACGTTCACTTGCAGCAGGTACTGCGGCGCTTCCAGAGGTGCGCCGTAGACCTGGCCCTGACCGAAGAACTGGAGCGCTGCGCCATCGAGGAAGCGCACATTCTTCGCGCCAGACCACGCGCCCAGCGGCAGCTCGTATGCGGGCCGGTCCTTGATGACGCCGATTGCGCCAGCCGCAGGTATAGAAACTTTTGGCATCAGGCCACCTTTAAGATCTGCGACTTCGGAAGATCAGCCATATGAAGATCGATTGGTCGAACCCTCTTCATCACGGCAGGGTCAAGCAAGCGCGTACCGCCTGCAAGCAATATGGCAAACGCGAGGTCCGAGCACCACCAACGGCTATCGTCACTCCAGTCCTCCGAGTAGGTGAAGGGAATGCCAATGGCGCCGGGCCAGTCGTATCCCTTCCCCACCTGAGCCTCGGCAAACGCCTGCGCTGCATCGATGTCCGGCAGCCAAACCGGCATGTCACGATAGATCGCCACACCTTCCATCAGATCATCGACGGAGCCTGCGCGGCAGCCATGCGTCATCGATGCTTCGTAAGCTCGGTCGCCAATGATGGTGATGGCGTGGCTAAACTTGGGGGAGCCGGCTGCGAAGCCGATTGCAAGACTTAGCGGGTTGTAGGGCCAGCGGCTGGTGAGCCGAACAGTGACGTAGCCGTCGCGCATCACAGCACCGCTGCGGTGATGAACAAGTCATCAAGTTGCGCATCGCTCAGCCCGAGCTTTGTTGCCAGCATCGTTACCAGCGGACGATGACGGCTAACCGCACTTGAATAGTCCCACTCAATGCGCGCGACCTCGCGGTCAGGACTATCCAGCGCATCAATCGTCGGGCTCACTTGATAAAGCAAGCCCGCACCAAGAAGCGCAAGTCGCGCCTGCCGCATGGTCACTTGATCCGGTACCATCGGCTTTGCCGCCTGAGCCTTTCGCGCCTCGATTTCCGCAGTTTCAGCTGCGGTGGCGAAGCGCGGGGTACCATTGTCCAGGACTACATAGTTCATCTCGCCTCCTTAGCTGTTCTTGATGCCGTAGACACGAACAGTCCCGGTCGTGAAATTGGCACCGCTAGACCAAAATAGGCGGAAGCCAGATAGGGTGCCCGCGCCAATAAATGCCCCTTCTCGTGCCAAACCGATAAGATTTGCCGCGCCCTGATAGAATCCGCGCGCGCTTACACCTTGGCGTCCACTCGCGAGATTCGTGCCGCGTACTTCAATGGTCAGTGTCGTCGTATTAATGGCAGAGACACTGGCGGCAATAGCAAAGAGGGTCTGCCCCGTAGTCGTATTAATGCCGTCGTTTACTAAATTCGTGTAGTTTGCCGACGAGTCGACGGCACCAGCTTTGGCAACGCGCATTGACAGGGTGTCAGCAGCACTAGGAGTGATTCCTTGAACCTCAATAACGTATTTGTCGTATGCAGAGGCGAAAACGCTCAGGAAGTCGATGTTTGCAACTGCGCTACTTACCGTTGCCTGCGCCAGAAGCTGCATAGCCGTGTCAGACTTCAGCGCGATGGTTCCGCTTGCATCTGGCAGGGTGTATGTTCGGGTTGTGCCAGTGGTGATGCTGGACAGGTCAAAGGCAGCAAGCTTGGTCACGTCCGTTCCGTCAGCGAGGCGGAAAATACTCGCCTTCAGGGTGTTCCCCCACGAGGCAGAATTCGTTCCGTCGTTCGTCAGGAAATAGCCAGAGAACCCTGTCATGGACGGATAGCGCAGTGTCCACGATGCTGAGCCACCGGTCGAGGTAAGGCTATAGGTCAACGCCCCACCAGGCTGCACCGGAAGTGCGGTTGCAAACTGCGCGTTCGTGATATCGGTCTTCGACGCTACCTGGTCATGCGCCACAGGCATCACTCCTGCGATATTCGGGAACGAGCTGCGCAGGACCGACTTAATCAGGCGCAGATGGTCGTCGCCTTGACTCTTTGGATCTGCCGCCGCCGGGTTCGCAGCATTCAGGTCTGCGATATAGGTCCCTGTTTCTAATGGCATGAATACTCCTTATGGGGTCGTGGTATCGGGACGAATGGCGAGCGAGCTAGCCACGTTGCTATCGGTGCCGTTGACCAGCGAGAGCGCGTTTTGATACTTCTGCTCCCACACTTGCAGCGCTGCGGTGTCCTTGGTGTACATGCAGACTTCGCACATGGTCGCGGCCAAGTACAGGCTCGGATGAGCGACAATCAGCCAGTTCTGGCCGGTCGGGGCTTCCGTGAGGGGGGGCAGCGTGGAGCGCAGAGCCACCTTCAGGTCATACGCCGCATCGGGCGTAGGGCCGAGATAGATGTCATCACCGATCACGGTGTAGTTGCGCGGTTGGCCTTGCGTGCTGCCGTAGCGGGCATTGAACACGCCAACACTCATGTAATCGACGCTGCCCTGGCCGTCGATGGAGATCGACAGCACATCGGTGACGCCGTCAGGCAAAGCGATGGTGAGCAAGCCAGGGACTGCGGCCAGCGTGACAAGCGACTCTTGCAGGCGATTGTCAACGTCCAGGTTGAGGCGATCTTCGGCCAGCGTTACGAAGTCGCCCACCTTCGCCGCGATGTCCGTACGGTGCACGAAGCTGGCGACTGCGCCTTGCAGCCATGTGTAATCTTTTGTTGCCATTTTTTCTCCAGCGCCGTCACGGCGTTAAGAGGGTTAGTACGTCTTACAGCTTGCCCTTCCAGATGCGGAATACCGAGTTATCGGGATTCTCGACCACAGCCTTAATATGCTTGTCGTCAGCCATGAACTGCTCGAAGGTGATACCGCGTTCGTTGCAGTACTTCTCAACGATCACCAACGGGATCTTGGCCGCGTGCTTCATTTCGCTGGAGCCGTGATAGCCTTCGTTGTGCAGCGCCTTGGCATATTCTGCGATGGCCGTGCAGTCCTGGGAGCGACCGACATACAGGCGGTCGTCTTGAGTCTTGAAGCTGGTTGCGAGTTGCGTCATTAGTTCTCCTGTTAGCGGCGCTTGTGGCCTCGTGCACGGCCTTTACGAGTGCCACTGAATGCCGGTGGCGTGACGTGTGGCGGAGGTGCTGGAGGCGCTTCCTGCGTCTGGTTACTTGCAGCGATTGGGAGCGATGAGATTGGGAAGCCGAGCATGGTTTTTCCTTAGCTGACCGTGATTGCAGCGCACGGAAGCAGCGGGCTTCCCACGGCGGTGGGCGCCGTAGTGCCGTACTGCCAATAGCCGTCGTTGTCGTACAGGCAGGAGGCCGGAGCGAAGGAAATGCTGGTGCCGTTCGCCGTGCCGCAGGGTACGTTCATCAGCCCGTAGGACATCGTGGCCGGCTTCGTTGCCATGGCGAGGCGCACGGTGTTTGGCCCCGTAATCGCGCTCCCGGTGTAGGGAATCACCGTGCCGACGGCATCTTTGAACTCGAACCCGGTTAGCGAGCCGCCATTGCCGCCTGCGCCGTCGAGGAGGCCATTACCGCCAGAATGTGCGAGCGTGACAACCACGCCGCTGTCGTCCCAAGCTGCGCTAGCAACACGCGGACCGGCACCATTGCCGCCGCGACCAGTTGCTGCCGAGGTGACGCCCAACGCATACAGCGCCGCCTTCCCGGCACGCCGGTCGATTCGGTGGAAGCCATCACTGCCAATGTGCACTTCGTCGATTGGCGTCGGCGCATCATAGGCGCTGCCCGCGAAGAACGCGCCTGGCGTGGTGGTTGCGTACTCATACTGCGCCACACGGAATGCGCCGAATTCGCCCTCAACGCTGTTATTGAAATGCCCCGGCCCGAGCGCGTACACGCCAAACAGGAAGTCGGCGCGGTTCCCGGCGAGCGCCTTGCACTGCGCATGTACGATGGCTAGCTTTGCTTTCCACTGCGTCGGGGTCATCGTGTGCGCGTCGGTTTCACCCTGGTGCCACACCACCATGCGCAGCAGTGCAGCCGGCGTCGTGCCAAGCTGGGTCGCCAGCAACTGGACAGCAGAGGCGAAGGTTTCCCATTTATTGGCGCCGTTTGTGTTGGCGAGCCCGCCGTTCGCAACGCTGATCCAGCTATCGATAGACGATCCGCTAAAGGCGCGGTTGATGACGCGCACCGGCATCTGAAGGCCCTCGGCCAGCAGGCCGGAAAGCATCACCGGGCCATCGCCGGTGCTACCGCTGGAGGCAAAATTGCTTCCATAGATAGACGAAGGAGCGCCCCACTTGTCGGCACCCGCAAAAGCGCCTGTGCCGACATTACTGATGCGGCGCAGTGTCCCCGCCGCTGAGGTGGCGGTCGCAGCGTAGTATTCCGTTACGTTTGGATGCCCCAATGGGTACACCTTCACGCCGGAATTACTTTGGCGGTTGTACATGTTGGACTGGCCGATCATGCCTAGGCCGAAGTCCGTGAACGACGGCGGCGCAGCAACAGCAGCGGTGGCCAGGAGCAGCTTGCCGCCTGAAGTGCGCACTTTTTGGCCGGATTGACGGAGGCTCATTTATGCGTTCGTGAAAGAGAGGCCAGTCGGGTTCGTGCACGCCCAGCCCAAGATCACCGGCGCATTTGCGGGCGCGGCAGG